CAGAAAGTGAATTTAAGATGTTCGAAACCAAATTGATCCTCTAAGAGTCCTTATCTCCATTTTCCTTGTTACACTTATGTTCTCAAAAGGAGCAGGGAGATGAACAGTTGCTTTCTAAGGACCCAACAACCCAGAGGCCGATATTGTTTTCTACCATTAATCACTGTATACCAATGCATACGTCAAGTTCACTTATGAAAAGAAAGAACTCATTGTAGGCGAACCGAACTCTGCTATTCCTGGAGAGAAAAATGCCAAGAATCTACGTAAGCTCCTCTCAGACGTGTAGACGATTGAACATAAGCCAATTAAAAAGAAGCTAGTGACAGAGACGGGCTATGACGTGTATGAAAACGGAAAGAGATTAAAAGAGTTCAGTTGGGATCACAAATCTAAGAAGAATGAGGTCTTCGCGTTTGTGAAAAGACACTTAGCGACAAAACTTAGACCAGCAGACGGAGCTACGCAATTGCTATAAGCCATCTCCGTTGTTTTCTTCCACTCCATGATTCAGAAGCTTGACCCCTTGGCCCTGCCTCCCTGGGTGCCTCCTGATGCGTGGATTGACGCCAAAGATACTTGGACAAAAGAGAAGAAAGAGAAGTACAAGAAGAACATCAAGAGACAGACAGAAGAACCTAGACTTGGTAACTTCAAAGGATCTTTCAAAATGATGGTAAAGAACGGAGAGATTTACTAATCAACGGACCCTCAAAACGATTCCTCGAGGCCAAGAAACATATTCAACCCCAGCACAAACTTTTGTGGACTCTTGACTTACTTACAAGACAGCATGATTAAAGATATCAAATCGATCTTCCCCGAATTCAGCCACGGAGATAACTGCGAAAGTCTACAATCTAGGATCACAACACAATTTAAGGGAGAGAATATGGACGATTTCTTCTCGGTGTCAATGGACGGAAGCGCGTTTGACTCGAATTAACACATTGAGAACATCAGAGCAGTTGACTTCGTTTTCTATGATGCATATAAACCGCGCCTGAAACGATTAGTAGAGAGACTCTTGGCAAACCTCGACTTGCCGTCTGCAAATGTGGATGATATACTTTTAGGCTTGGATTATTAATTCAAGAGCGAATCTTTTGATGTTTTTACAAGTTTTGAAGGAGAGAGCAACCCTAGGTCGTGAAAAGATTGGAGAGAGAATTTATTAGGTTTTGAACTGAAAGGTACGACGTACTCTGGTCACCCTACATGAACTACACTCGGAAACACTCTCAGATCCATATGTTACACAAGATCCTTGCTAACAACCATGGGAATTCCTTACGACACACAGAAGTTAGTAGTTGCAGGAGACGATGTGGTTTTCTGGATCCCCAAAGCTAAGAAACCCGATCTAGATGCTCTGTTTTATAATTTCTTCTCTCAAACCACTGACGACCCTAATCCCCATGGTTTCGGTCAATGTGTCAAAACTTATACGGTAGGAGAATGGCATGAGTTTGAGTTTTGCTCTAAATGGTCTTTGTACACCGGTGATAATTGGTACCTTACTTGAGATGCGTCAAAGCTTATTTTTTAAAAACAAGTGTACGTTAAGAATAACTAGTAGATGCACAAGGACC